TAGGGGCTAAATCTCGTTTGGAAAGAACCTTGGATCGTGCTCCAAAATTGTGTATATTTAAGGAAGAATACACCTCTTAAATGATTAAAACCCCTAAGCTTTTATGGATAGGAGATATAGTAGCAAAAACAGGATTCGCTAGAGTTACTGAAAACGTATTACCATTTATTAAAGATGATTTTGAGATAGTAGTTTTAGGAAACAATTGGTGGGGAGATCCCTCTCCATTACAGAGAATCTATACAATGTATCCTTCCTCTAATCGTTTCCAGACAGCTCCCTTCGGAGAAGAACGTATTAGAGAAATAGTAATGAAAACTGAACCAGATATTATATTTACTATTAATGATATGTGGATTGTTAATGAGCAATATAAACAGATACAGGACATGCACAAAGATGGAAGATTTAAATTTGTGGGTTATGTACCTATGGATTCTTATAACTGGACTGGATGTTTAACAGATACTGCCAATGATTGGGATGGGATTGTTTCATACACGGAGTTTGGTGCCAGAGAATTTATTAAAGCTGGAATAACAAAACCAATCGCAGTAATCCCTCATGGGGTAACAGAAGGTCAGTTCTATCCAGTAGATAAGAAGGAGGCCAGAAAGAAGTTAAAGCTGGATGATGATCTATTTATAGTATTTAATGGAAATAGAAATCAATTCCGTAAGAGAATAGATATAACTTGTGAAGCCTTCGCTAAATTCGCAGTCGGAAAACCGAACACTAGATTATATCTACACATGGGATTAAAAGATCAGGGTTGGGATATCATGCCCTTGTTTAGTCGGGAAATGCACAAGCAGGGATTAGATCCTAATGGGAGAATAATAATGACCACGAATACTCAAGATCCTCCCAATGTAGAAGTGGATATGCTCAACACCATATATAATGTATGCGATGTTGGTGTAAATACCTGTAAAGGAGAAGGATGGGGTCTAGTTAATTTTGAACACGCTGCATGTAAAGTGGCACAAGTAGTTCCTAATCATACATCCTGTAAAGAGATATTCGAGGGCTATGGACAACTTATAGATTGCAATCATGTTGATGTCGACACCACTTTTGCTAGGGAAATGCCTTGCCCAGATGCTGATCACCTTGCAAGTATCCTTAATAAACTGTACGAAGACAAAGAAAAACGAGAAGCAACAGCAGAACTCTGTTACGTAAGAGCTACAGATCCACAATTCCATTGGAAGAATATCGCTTCACAATTTGGAGGGGTCTTCCAGGATACTCTTAATGAGGTAAATCATTCAGTTATTGACAATCAAGAAGAAATAAAACCGAAACGAAGTAAAAGAAAATCCAGAAAGATTGGTGCAGTTAAATGATATTACGTATGAAAGAATTGCAGATGCTAAAACATCAATTGCAATTAATAAGGTCGTATAAAGGACCTCTTAATGGAACGTTGGGTAGCAAAGTTTACGAACCATGGCATGATGAATTGTATTATAAAGTTTTAAAGGAGATTAGCATGCTTAAAGATAACAAACATCCGGAAAATTGCGACTGTAATTTATGTGAAGATGAGGAATTATTAAAAGAAAATAAAAAAACAAATCATCAAAAAGTTTATAAGCCTTGGGGTTGGTATCAGGATCTTTATGTAGATGATAATTTCAAGACAAAAATGTTATGTATTCATGAAGGAAAACGTATAAGTTTACAACGACATCATTGGAGATCAGAAGTATGGACTATTGCAGCTGGATCTGGTTCAGTATTTTGCAATGATGAATGGCATTTGGCACATCCAAAGCAGACATTTACCATTCCTGAATATACATTACATCGTGCAAAAGCATTAAAAGGTGATCTATATATCATGGAATTACAACATGGTAAAGAATTGTATGAAGAAGATATTGAAAGAGTTGAAGATGACTATGGAAGAGAGGTATCATAAGGCTGAGGGTGTGGGTTGCCCTCGGTCATAGGTTCAATTGAAGGAAGTACTTCTCCCCTTACTATCACTGGTTAGGGGAGATTTTTTTTGTGATACTTTTCTACTAAAACATAGAATGAAATCTTTTTACTTTCCTCGTGAGCTAAATTACATATTAGAGCAAAATGTACGTTCTATTAATAGACTCATAAGACAGTAAAAAACAGAGAATAAACATTACACTATTGACAAATTGTTATTTAGGTTAAAATCAAAAAGAAATTTATCTCATTCTTAGTTTTATGTCACGTAATTATAAACCAATGCCCCCAATTTGGCGTCTTAATGAACTATTTGAACTATCAGATTCGTGTCCTAATGGTTTAATTTGGAGGGTAAATAAGGCAAAGAGCAAACCCGGAGATCCAGTTGGTAAATTAAATAAATCTACTGGATATTACATGGTCTCCGTTGATAATGAAGTATATATGGTTCATCGTATTGTTTATTACTTAAGAACATATAGATCTCCTGATACTCATAGTGTCCAACACATAGGAGAAACAAAAGATAACAGAACACCTTTAATAGAAACTTATAAAATTCCTACAACCAAAAAATTGTTAGCTTCGGGGTTTAAAATCTAATGGCAAATATAATAAATAACTTAGAAAGTATCAACTTTAAATATATACGAAATGTAGATAATGCATCCGATGAAGAGCTAGATAAACAAGGATATTACCGTGGATATCCATGCCCCCATGGGCACGAAATTAGGGAAAAAAATAATCATTGGTGCTATCACTGTGCAATAAAGATTAAAAGTAATATATGTGGTTTTGATTTAAATTATCTACATAATGATTACAAAAATAAATATTATAAATTATGGAAGAAAATAGATATAAAAGATGTTCATGAATGTTGGCAAATAAATCTAAGTGGTTATAGATCTCCTAAAAGAGTATGTTTTCCTTCCTATAGAAGTTTTCATAGTAAACAAAAGTCAGAAAATGTAAATGCACACAAAGCCATTTATCAGTGTGCGTGGGGAGATGTAGGCTCACTAAGTGTTACCAGAGTATGTGGTAATCCTTTTTGTGGGAATCCTTTACATATGGTATCCAGCTGGAATAAAGGACATTTACCTAGTTCAGTTCAACCTTTCCATATTGATTTCGATGCAGAGAAACTAATGAGAATATGTAAAGCACGAAGTTTAAATAGAGAACAAGAAGTTATACAGGAAAAATATAAAGCAACCATCACTCATCCCTCCCTTGTCCAGGTTGCTCCAGATTATGATGAAGGATAGGAATATAAAATAAATATGACTCGTGTAAGTCAGAGACCACAAAGACAAAGAACCTCAGCTGACCCACTACAGATAGGAGCTTTTAACTCAACTTCAATTAGGCTGTTAACTGGTAAATTAGGACCGACTATTAAACCTAATAGAGGAGGTTATGGAGGAGGTACATTCAATCACTGGTTTAAAGTAAAATTAGAGGAGAATGGATGGATAATAATTGCCAATGGATCAACAAAACCTAAATTTATAAATATTTCTGCATATGATTTAAATAAGAATCCCATAGAAGGTAGAGCTATATTTCAGAGGGATAGTATAGATCAGATAAGCACGACTGATGGTTCTAGACAATATCCATATAGAGGTCATGTTCAAGCTGCTCAATCAGATACCGTTAATACTTTTGATCCTAATAGATTAGATAAAGGTGATGATAGATTCTTTGCCCTTCCAATAGGAGAATATTTAATCTGTATATCTAGTGTCAGGAACGAACCTATAGATTATGCTGTGGGTATAGTCATCGAGATCTCAGATCCCTTCCCAGTTTTACTTTTGGAGGATTTCTCCAGATTAATTTATGAGAACACTCCTGAACAAGATGACATCATATGTGATACAACACCTAACTTCACTGGAGATGATGCTCATGACCATTCATTGACAGAGTGGAAATCAGCTTGGGAAAGAGAAAGACCAGAAAACGAACCATTCCCTGCATTCTTAGTTGAGTACACCACTACACAATAAAATGAATCCTAAAAAACTTTATAATCTCTTTTTAGATGGAGAAGCAAAGCAACTTTCTAAATGTAAAGAGAAAAGTAATTTAACAACAAAGTTTGAAGACGAATGTAAAAAGTTTCCTTATTTAACACAATGTAAAGTTTATGACATTTAAGTTAAAAAGAAGACCAAAAGTCTTTACAACAAAGTTACAAACTGGCGATATCTTTAAATTAGTAGGTATCCCACATAAATTTAATAACGGATACATCTGGATAACGGGTATGGCTGTTTCTAAAAGTAACAGAGCCCTAAATGATTGGATGAAACGTAGGTGTAGAAGAAAAAATGTTATTAAATTAAATACTTTACCTCCAAAAAAGAGAAATTATAAAACATTCTGGATAGCAGTAAACGTTATCAAACAATGGATAGAGGAAATCCCAGAGGGAGATTCTCTAACCCTTAGATGTGAGGGAGTTAATTCTGAACAGCTATTCAGGATATACACAAAATGGTTTGAAAAACATGAAAATATTCCTTGGGTGATATCCGAAGAACATAAATCATTTTTCTTTTATAAGAAAAGGTCTTAGAATAGGAGTATTAACCATATAAGACAATGATCGCTTTAATCAAACCAATATTAATAAAATTTGCCACTTCAGAACCAGTGAAGAAATTAGTTGTAGATTTACTAGAAAAATTAGTAGAGTCCACAGATACAGAATTGGATGATACTGCTTTGGCTATAGTCAAGAAAGGCTTAGGATATTCAACAGGGAAAAAATAAATGCAGAATGATAAAAACTCAGGGGAATCAAAAAAGAAAGGTATCTTTGAAAAATTTAAAGAAAATATAGACGATAAAGAGGAACAATTAGCGTTTATATCAGTTATAGTAAGACTGATTGTAGTTGGGTGGAGTGGTTTTATCGTCAGCTTAAACTACATTTCTATACCAGGCTATGCCAATGAGCCCAAGGATATCACCTTCCCGGCTTCGATTTTAACGGGAGTTTTAAGTACTTTCGGCGTCGAGGCAGCACGTAAAAGAGCAGATGGAACTATGAAAGCAGACAAAAACAACCAACCAACTTTTAATAAAGCTGACTTTGAAAAGCTTATAGAAAAGGCAGCTCAGACTGCACCAACTCAGATATTGCGTATCGAACAGGCTCCTATTAAAATTGTTACAGAAGCCTCTGATAAAGATAATGTATCGAAGACCTGAGAATAAATGGGGAACAGTAATCCTAGTTTCCCTATTAGGTTTATCCAATATTGGATTGATTGCAAACGTTATAACAAGAAACAAATTTCCTGTTATGAATTTACCAGTGGGTCCTTACACCTCATATAAGGTTAT